TGCGCTCCATCATGGTCTGGTCAGTGTTGTAAATGCTGACTGAGTTGCTCAATACAAGCGCATCGTTGAAGCCTTCAAGAATGTCTTCAAACGCAACGCGCTCTTCTTTGTTAAAGGCGTTAGCCATAACGAGTTCCTTTATTATTTAGAATTCCGAAGCTGTCGCTTGTAGGCCATAACTTTAGAGAAATCGCCTGTTCGCTCTGCCTCAGAACGTAGCTTTTCAAGAGTAGCATTAGAACCAGCCGACGAAGCACTACCGCTAACCGTCTTTTCTGGCGCTGCTGCTGGTTTACGAGGTGTGACTTTCAACTGCTTCTCCATGCGAGCGACCGCGAAAGCAAAACCCATCATGTCATCTATCTGGGCAAGCTCATTAAGTTTTTTCGGATTCTTTCCTAATGCGTATACGAGCGCACTGGGGTTTTCTGCCCAACGCACAACCACAGACTGCTTAGTAACATCAAACGCATCCAAAACCGCTTCTTCACTATCTTCAAAGTCTTTGACTTTCAGCTTGGCCTTTGCTTCCGCGTAATTGTCTAACTTCTCTTGATACTGATCATTGAAGCGTTGTTGCTTTTTCTCAGCTTCGGCGTTTTCCGCGTCATGCTCACGTTTGCGCTCATACCAGTCTTCTAAAGCCTTTTCGAAAGCGGCAGCATCATATTCATGAGCTTCAAGTGTTGGCTTTGCGCCTAGTTCAGGCTTTTCAACCTTCTCTAGCTCTGCAAGGCGTTTCTCTAGCTCACGAACCCGCTTCACGTCCTTGCGGTTCTTCTTCCGCAACGAGTTAAGCAATTTCGATTCTGACTCTATCTCAGCTTCTTCTGAGGACGGCGACTCCTCATCACCAAACGTCACAATGACTTCTGGATCATCATCTTCTTCTGCTGGCTCCGCAACTTCCGCTTCTGGTTCGTCAACCTCCGCTTCTGTTACAGCCTCAACTTCTTCGACAATCTCTTCGTCAATGATTGGTTCAGCGTTTTCTGCCGTTTCTTCTAGCATTAAAAGTTCCTATTACTTCTCGGTAGTATTTGGCGGTCTACCGGCTCCCGCATCTCTTTGGCGACTTTCAGCGCGTCATTCCGCGCCTGGCTATCAATCCCCGCAAGGATCTCCGCCGTCTTCGCCTCTGTCTCTTGTGTCTTGGCAAGCGTATGCGCAGTGTCTGCCTGCGCCTTACCAGCTTTAGCTTCCGCCTCCGCCGCCGCTGCCTGCAAATACATATCATTCGGGTTTGGCTGCTGACCTTGAGCCGCTTCCTGCATTTGCTGCATTTCTTCTTCTGTAGGCTCAACAACACCCATGCCAACCAGACGCTTCCTGAAGAACTTACGAGCCTCTGAAAGACCTTCACCTTCCATATTCATCAGCGCCATGCTGGTCAAAATACTCTGCGTCTCAGGATCAGATGTAAGCTGCATCATGCCAGTAAGACTACGCACCGTCGCCGCTCTCTTGCTCGATGATGTTGGGCCAACATCCACAGCCACATCGAACTTAGCCCGGCTCATATCGTTTTTCGTCTCAAGCAGACCCGTCTTACTATCCAGCACAGGAACCGATAGCTGAACACTACTGATTTCTCCTGTGGTGGCGATTGACTTCATGGTGCGCTTTTCTTCAACCATGATGTCACGCGACATCGCTAACCACACCTCACCAGACCGTTTGATAGCCTTTGCCATGTTGCTCATGTAGATGAAGTTTTGCTGATCGAGGCGGTTCTGAATTAACTCTACAGCTTTGCCCGACAAATTAGGCTGCATATCCTCGCCAGCCTCTTGCTTGCCCAACAAGTCCTGCATATCAACTTCGGTGATCTGTAGAAGCGCAGCCATTGCTGGCGGTATCTGTGGCGCTCTAGTGTAATCAGCAGCACCCGCTAACTGTTCGCTACCGTCAGCGTTCGTGATTGGATTAACAAGCAGGTAAGGATAGTTCTTAACATTATCCTCTTGCCACATGATCTCAAAGCCAGCCACTTGCTCAGGACTAAATACGGGTTTCTCAACAGTGCTGTATGCGCTGATTTCAGCCAAGCGACTAAGCTGCATATTCTTCAGCCGCTGCGCATCCTTGACCATCCGAACATGGCCCATCATGCGCTCACGATTATCAATGAACCAACGCTTGCCATAAACAGGAATAATCGGGATCTCTGTGCCTGCAATGAAGCCCAGATCTTCCAGGACACGCTGACCATCAATAATGTACTTGTGAACCTTGCGCCGCTTTACACGCTTCTGACGTACTTCTGTCGCGCCCGTAGCGGTTAGCATTCTTTCTAGGTTTTCATCTTCCTCAAAATCACGCTCATTGTAACGCTCTTCCGAACCATCAAGCATCTCGAATACACGAATAACCTCTGTTGACTGCTCAACACGGTAATATTCCGCAACGTAAACAACATCCGGCGTTTGCCAGTCAAACTCCAACATATCGATGTTACTAGAAATGCTTGCAGGTGATTGCTCTTCGCCGTACTCGTCAGCGAAAGCCTCTGGCGTCATCGCCGTAAGAACAAAGCAAAAAGCCGCGTCCGATTTGTCTTGTCTTTTTGCGTTCTGGTCGAAAAAAACAAATTTGTCAGCGTCGTAAATCGGTTCAATTCGAATGCGCTGGCGCTCGTCGTCATCGTCTTCAGGATCTTCGTACTCAGTTCTTAATCTCCATGCTCCAAATCCACCACCCACGGCTTCTTCGAAAGCATTGTCATAAGCCTCATCAGCGCAACTATCCTGCTCGTCTGCGCGGTACAAACCATCACAAGTGTCTGCTAAATCATCATCCGTTGCACCGTCTTTAGGCACAAAATCAACCGTAATCCGGTTATTACGGTACTCGTTGATAATCCGCATCACACCCAGATGAACTTTGTTCACCTCTAGCTTTGGTCGGTTTTCAAACTGCTCGCTCAGTGCGCCTTCCCACTGCGCACCAGCAATAGAATAGAAACGCCGATCAGCTAAACACTGGGCGCGTTCGTCGATGCTGTTGGTTTGTATTGTTGCGAATTGTTTCATGGCATCGGCGTGAACATCGCGCAGACGTTCATTTTTTGTTTTTCGAGCCATCTTCACCTCGCCATTGGCATTGAAATACCGCCCGGCATGACTGCCACACGTTTCTTAACTTTACTTGCACGCCTTGCGCCCTCGCAGGCATACCGAAGCGCATCAATAACATGGTTTTGTTTATCTTCCAAGATTGGTAAAATCTTACCTGTCAAGGCATCAGTTTTGTAAGAATACATTGTCAATTCGTTAATGGTATGCTCGCACCGTGGATGAACCACAATGTCGAAAGACTTTAACCATTCAATGCCGTCCTCAACCGACTTCGGACCCTTTACCGCTGCGCTGATCTTTGGAAATCCGTTATTACGCACATGGCTGATTGTTTCCGGTCTGGCGCTGTCAGCAGTAATCGGCCACTTCTCAGCCTCCGGCACCGACATAAACAATTCCGGCGTGTCCATGATCTCACAGCCGACGCGGTACGCCTCATAATCAATATACAGCTTGCGCCCAATGATATGACACCGAACCAGAACAGTCGGGTCAATGGCAAAGCCCCAGTCAGCACCGAACCGATGGACTGCATCTGCTGGCGCTTCAAACTCGTCTATCGACCAGTTCTTGAATACCCTGCTTTCGCTATTGCTTACATAAGCGCCCAGCCAGACATGCTTAAACTTATCAGGATCACGGGCGCGGTCGTATTCCATTTCTTCACGCAACACATCAGGCAACCAAGGATTATCCGCATAATTCACCTGCTTCACGATTGCATCCGGTGGCGGCGTCTCACCTCGCAACAGCATATCAATCGGATCGGTGTCATGCCGTGGGTTCCAGCAGAACCATAGCTCACTGTCAGGCTTACGGATCGTCGGTCGCAACAGGTCAAGGCTGCGCTGACTGAGTGATTGCGCCTCCTCGACCCAGGCACAGTCATAACCCTCCAAGGACTTAATTGAATCGGCTGTGTGGTTCTGCATACCTTGAAAGATTATCTGGCCGTCACCGTGGCGCGATTTGATAACCGTGTCTTGGATCTTGAAATATTGCTGAACGCCAAGCTGCTCGATCTTCATCTCAAGCAGGCGCTTAACGGACTGGCTCAGTGACTTCTGTATCTCACGAACACACACTGTCCTGCGGTTTTGGTCGATCACATGCGCTTCGATAACCATTTCAGCAAAGAAGTGTGATTTACCAGAACCACGGCCACCATGCGCGGCCCTGTAACGCGCAGGCTTAAGCAATGGCTTTGCCCAGCGAGGTGTATCAATCGTCAGACACGTCATCAACAATCCGTCTTTGAATTTGATGCAGCATATTACCAGACAATTCTATCTTCGAAGGCGCATCGAAGCCGTGCATATTATTCAGCTCTTTGATCGCAGCGATAACATCATTTGGACGTGCATCACTCATCACTTCAATCAGCTTTTTGATGCTGTCTTCACGGCTCCATAACTGCCTTTCAGATAGCTGTTCTTTGAGCTGCTTAATCCTAGCCGCTATCTCACTCTTGCCGTTGATTTCGTGCGCTCGCTGATTAACGGTTTGTTTATTGCTTTTTGATGCGTCATAACTTGATCGATAGGCATCACTTAAGCTCATTCCTTTAGCGACATTCTGCGCAAACTTTTCTTGCTTTGGAGTAAGAGACACTAGTCTGATAGGCTTTCAAAAATGATGTAGAAAAGAAAAGCGAAGGCTAACCACTCACCCATGTTTGTCTCGCAGCCGTTTGCATATAAACTTAGAGCCCTGCCAGATTACTTCACAGGCAATGTAGAAGAAAGCAATTACGACAGCCCACACGCCGATCGTGGCAAATAGGTCAGTCATCTTTTTTGGTCACGAAATCTTTGAAGATCAGGTATCCGACACCGAACAGGATAATTAAATCAAGCATCTGTAAGCTCCATTAGGAACCAGCCTATTGCAAATATAATAACGATAGCTGTTTCCATGTTACCTCGAAAGTGCAGGGGCTAGGCGGACCCAGCCCCCAACGATTTACTCGTAAGGTTTCATAACCTCATTGAGATCCTCATCATAATCTTCTGTAGCGTCAATGATGATTTGTTCGGCTGCGTCGAGCGCCTCCATTGGATCTGACTCTGCTGCGGTTTCTTCAGTCTCATCGCCCAGGTCGTCTACTTCGACTTCCTCAACGACTGGAGCTACAACAGCAGATAGGTCCGCGATACAATCATAAGCTGATTGCAGTTTGCTGATCTCTGTTTCCTTTTCAGAAATCTTCTCAGCCAGGATTGCTAGAACTTCGTCCATTTATTTGAACGCCACCCAGCGACGCGCCAGCTTGTAGCTAA